GGCAAGCGGCCGTCCATCAGCACCGCGTCCATGATGTTGTGCAGGAGGGTGCCTTCATCGGCGTATTTGGACGACGGCTTAGGCGGCATCTGCTGCGCCAGCTTGACGCTGGCCGGGCAGGCGATGACCCGCTTGGCGGTCGACCCGCCGACGATGTTGGAATGTGGTGCCATTTGACTTTCCCTTACCGTGTGTGGCATCCGTATATCGCAACAGAACCTGTTGCACAAGTCCTAAATCGGGGGTAAAAGAATTTTATGCGTGAGAGCGAAATAGAGCGGCACTTGGTCTGGCACGTCGTCCGTATGGGCGGCGTGGCCTACAAGTTTAAGTCGACCAACCACCGTGGCGTGTCGGATCGGGTGGTCTGCCTGCCAAACGGCCAGACTTGGTTCGTGGAGTTGAAGACCAAGGGTGGCCGGCTGGCGCCGTTGCAGAAGGTGTTCGCGCAGGAAATGGAACGATTGGGGCAGCGCTATGCCTGCCTCTGGACGAAGGAGCAAGTGGATGCTTGGGCTGCGACCGTATCAGGATGAGGCGGCGGACTTCCTTTACGCGCACGACCGCGCGATGATCTTGGCCCCGGTGGGGGCGGGCAAGACGGCTATCACGCTGACCGCCATGCAGGCCATGCTGGCCGACGGGCACGTCAAGCGCTGGCTGGTGCTGGCGCCGAAGCGCGTCTGCACGGATGTCTGGCCGGTCGAGGCGGCCAAGTGGGCGCCCGGCATGAAGGTGGCTGTGGCCGTCGGGACGCCCAAGCAGCGCGTGGACGCCTTCGCGGGTGACGCGCAGGTGGTGGTGACGAACTACGACAACATTGAACGCATCCCCGGCGGGATCGGGTCGTTTGACGGCATCGTGTTCGACGAGTTGACCCGGCTCAAGAACCCCGCCGGCAAGCGGTTCAAGGCGCTGGAGAAGATCATCGGCTGGTTCAAATACCGCTGGGGCCTGACCGGCAGCTTCACCAGCAATGGTCTTGAGGACGTGTTTGGCCAGTGCAAGATGGTCGACCAGGCGCTGCTGGGCCGGTCCAAGGGCGCGTTCTTGCAGAAGTACTTCGTCTGCATCAACCGCGAATACGGCGAGTGGGCGCCGCGCAAGGACGCGCTGGCTGCGGTCATGGACGCCATCCGCCCGGCCACATTCGTGCTGGAGCCAGGCGAGTACCAAGACAAGCTGCCGCCGCTGAACGTGGTCGAGATGCGCTGCAACATGACCGACCGGTTGCCGTATGAACAGATGAAGAAGGACTTCTTGGTGCAGTTGGACGGCCAGCAGATCACGGCGCTGTCAGCCGCTGCGGTCACCAGCAAACTACAGCAGATGTCCAGCGGGTTCGTTTACAATAGCCAGAGCCTAGCGCATGAAATCGCCGGAAAATTTACGCCCATTCAGGAGGCGGTCTGGTTTTCTTACCACAAATTCGACCTGCTGCACGATATTTTAGAGGGCAACCAGCGCGACAACACCATCGTCGTTTACAATTACAAGGAAGAACTGGCCGAGTTGCGCCGGCGCTACCCTCACGCCGTGACGATTGACGACCCCGACGCCATCGCCCGGTGGAACGCCGGCAAGGTCGAACTGCTGCTGATCCACCCCAAGTCGGCCGGGCACGGGCTGAACCTCCAGTATGGCGGCAACAAGATGGTGCTGATGTCGATCCCGTGGTCGCTCGAACTGTACGAGCAGGTCGTCGGGCGCCTGCACCGCGGGGGCCAGACCGCGCCGGTCTGGGTCTATGTCCTGCTCTGCAACAAAACCATTGACGAGCGTATATGGGCCGGGCTTTATGACAAACGCGCCATCTCAGACATGGCCTTGGACGAATTGAAGGGACCGAAAGAATGAGTCTTAATTGGCGCGAATTGAACGCCCGGTTGAGCAGCCTGCGCGAAGACGAGTTGGCCAACCTGATCGAAGAAGAACGTCAGGGTGAGCGCCGCACCACCCTGATGATCCGTATGCACCAGCGGTTCACCGCGCTCCGCGCCATGCGCGAGCGGCGGGAACTGCTTACGTCAACAAGCCCAGCGCCTTAATATACCGCTCGCGCACGTCCGCTATGCCGATCAGGCCGCCGTTGATCCGCTGCCGGCACTTGTCCAGCGCGTCAGCGTCGGCCAGTTCGTTGCAGCCGTTGGCGGCCCAGTAGAACGCCGCGCTCTCGGCGGCGCCTTCCTTGGTTTCGATCCAGCTTGGCAGATCATCTACCAGCATACCCATGGTCTGCGCCAACTTTTCGTAATTGTACCGCCCGGTCGTCTGCATCAGCCCGCGGCCGATGAAGCGCCAGCCGTCGCCGGGGTTCTTGTTGCCCATGCGCCCGCCGTAGGCCGCCTCGGCGATGGCCTTCTGGTCCGCCGGGCGCGCGTCCGTGCGGCCCACCTCTTCGGCGTATTCGGGCGAGAAGTACTTGGGCCACTGCGCCACCAGCGCGGAAGGCTTGTAGTTCAGGTTCTCGCGGATGGCGCGACCGCCGTTGCTCTCGTGGCCCGTGTTGGCTAGGAACATGGCGATGCGCTTGGACGTGATGATGCCGTGCCGGTCGCAGGCGTCGTTCAGCACCGCGGCCCATTCGACCGGATCGGTCCAACCCAAACCCTGCATTAACTTGGAAGTGATCACCTGCGAGCCATCCTATTCATCGCGTCGGTCTTCTCTTTACTGCCGGCGCTGCTGCCAAAGTAGTACGCTACAACGCCGCCCCAAGCCGTGCCAAGGGTGCCCAGCATGATCAACAAGGCCTCAGACCCGCCGTGCTGCGGCAGGCCGTTTTGCAGCATGTAGAACAGAGCGCCGAAGTACCCCGCCGTGATCAACCCGGCCAAAATGCGCGGGGTCCAATCCTTCGCCGCGACCTCGCGGTTGCGGGCGCTGTCACGGTCGGCGTTGGCGATTCGTTCTAGGTCGATGTCCAACTCGCGCATCTTGACCGCGAAGTCCTGCTCGGCGGTCTTCAGCGCCAGAAGCTGCTCCGGCGTGGCCTTGGCCGCAGCCTCGGTCAGTTCAGCCTCGGTGCCGTCTGGCTTGCCCAGCAGAGCCTCAGAAATGGCGCGTGTGGCCATGCCGGCCAGAGGGCCGCCGACGGCGCTGGCGATGGACGGCGCGACCGTGCGGACAAGGTTCAGAAGCTGGTCCATACTATCGCTCCAACATGAAGGTCAGGTTTTGGTGCCGAGGATAGGTGACAGTCCGCTCACCTTCAGGACACTTGTACTTAATGGTAGCCAACAGCGTCGCCCGTCCTTGGGCGATGGTTTCCTTGTCGGCAATGTCCAGCAGGTAGGTGAAGGTGTCGATCTCAGGGCCAGCGGGACCGGTGAACCGCGTCATGCTCGGCGTGGCCTGGTGGATGACGCCAGCGCCGTCGCGCACGGTCACCTCGAACCCTTCGACCGAACAGTCGTCGCGCTTTTTGACCCGCGCCACTGTTACCGTAACGGGCTGGCCAATCTTGGTGTCGACGATCCTGAAATGCTCCGGCGCCCACGCGATAATCTCGTTCTTGAACCAGCCAAACTTTTCGCCCGCAGAGTAGCCGCCAACAGCCAGCGCGAAGCTGGCCGTCGCAAACTGCACAACAGGCGTCAGCTTGGGCAGTTCCATTACTTGTCGGCCTTGCGTTCTAGCCGCTCAAAGATCGCTTTGCACATCTCTTTAATCTCTTGGATGTCGGCCCTGTAGTCGTCCTTGCTGATGTAGCTTGTATGCAGTTCACGCTCAATTGCCTTCATGTCGGTTTGCAGCGCCCTGACGCTCTCCCACACCACTTTCATCATCCACCCAATCGCGGCGCCGGCAATGCCCACGATGATGTTGTACAAGTCTTGCGTCATGGGCGGCCTCTAGCGGACAAAAGCGTTGGCGGGTTCGTATTCAGGTTGATAAAGCATCTGCTGCAACGTCGGCGAAAGCATAGGCACCGGTCGCGCGGCAATTGGCGCCTGCACGTCACCACGGCGCACACCTGCGGCCAAGTTAGCCGCCGCCTGTTCAGCCATCACGTTTCGGCCGACGCGGGCGCCGCGGGCGGTAGCCGCCAGCGCCATGGCCGCCGCCATTAACTCAGGATGGGCGCCGCTATACATTGTGGCCCCGGTGGCGGCAGCGGGAGCGATGAACCCTGTTGCGCCCTGCGCCGTAAACCCTGGACTCATCGCGCTTAGGGCTTTTACGACGGCGCCCCTGCCTTCGCCGCGGCCGATCCGTTCGATGTTCGCAATTTCATCGTCGGTAAAGTTGGAAGCCTTACCG